TAACTGGTGAAAATGTAACTGCAGGTTTCTTTTTAGGTAGAGGTACTAATGGTTTTTTTGGTCCACCGTATTCATCTAAATTTTCTTTACTTTCTCTTGTTGGCGATTGTTTATAAGAATGCCAAGATGACTTATCTTCGGTTTTAGGTCTATCTGTATCATTTTTATATTTCTTAATCATACCTTGTTGAGGAGTCTTAGAAGGCTTATCCTTCTTAAATAAATGGTCAGGTTTATCTGCCATACTTTGTGTCTTTACTTCATTTAAATCAACAGATTCTTTTACTTTATAAGCACCACCAAATTGATTTAATTTAAGACCATGTTTCTTTTCTAAATCTTTCATGGTTTTTGCATGAGTATTTTGGTCTTTCATTGCTTGAGTATGATTTGGACTTGTTGAGAAAGATTTCATTGCTTTCGTAAAAGCTTTATGATGCAACTTTCTTGCAGTGTTATGTTGTTCTACGCCATTTTCAGAAATATCTTGGGCGACTTGGCCTGCAGAAGCATCAATAGTTGGATTTCTTTTTAATACAGTTTTAGTTTTCATTTCCATCAAATTGTCTCTCTTAAAATAAATTCTACTCGTGAATCAATAGGTATATCAATTGACATAAGGTTAACACCTCTAATACCTGTCACCCGATTTGGCATTAGGTTAAGAAATGTTAAATAAGTTTTAAGTGCTGAATAATCTTCAGGTACCATTTTATAAAATAACAATCTAGTTGCTACTATTGGACCAAAAACATTACAAAGAACTATTAAATGATTTATTATTAATCGTTCTTTTATTTCACCAACTGACCTATATCGTTTAAATAGTCTTTTAAGATAATTGAATCTCTTCATATCATCTTTAAATTCACTCATGACACAATTAGGTCTGTCATAAGCTTTTACTGCATAAATCATTATATTATCATGGTTTAAATTATCAAATATCATATTACTCCAGATTATTCTAGTTCTAGTTCTTCCTCATCTTCTTCATCTGCTAGAATTTCATCCAAAGATTCGTTATCAATTGCTTCAGCATAAAAATCATATGTGCCATCGTCTGCTAAATAATATAAAATATACATTGAATATTCTTCAACTGATAATTCATTACCAAATTGATTTAATTCAATAGATAATTCGTCTTCTTGTGGATTAAGGTCATAAAGTGTAGGTATATCTAAAGCATGCCTACTTAATACTTTACGAACCGTCTGTATGCCCGAATATGGAGACTTAACTTCTACTAATTCTCTAGAGAGGCGGAGGTTTATGTCCGCCCTAACTCTAGGATTAGATATTGAAGTTGCACCAAGTCCATTCGGTGTAAGTGTTTTAATCGCTTGGCCAGTTTCTGTAGCTACAGTCTGGCTCAAATATTGTTTAAAGTTCATATGTTATTACGGAGTTGCATCACCAGTAATACTACCCATAGCAACTAATGTTTCATAGTTGACACGACCAGCACGACCGCCTGTACCAATTGTTTCTCTAACCCAACCAGCGTGAGTGATTTGAGAACCGCCAGGACCTGAACCTCTGATTGCCTCTGCAGTTGCTCCAACTACTGTAGCAGTTAGTGGTATAGCAAAGTGTTGAGCATTATTACCTGTGCCTGTAATTTTTGGAATGTCTTCTATTACATAAGTTAATCCAGTCGGAGTACCAGCTGTTGTAACTACTGCAGAGTTATCCATTTCAGTTAAAGTGAAACCTGTTCTTGAGCTAGCGGCACCGCCTGTTACAGCAGAAACTCTATAAGATTTCGGTGAACCAGAATATCCTGTGATAGTACCAGTTCCGCCGAGAGTACCTGATATTGTAATTACCTCATCAGCAGCAAGTGCAGTTGCACCCATTGTGAATACACCAGCTGTATTAGCAATTGCAACAGTGCCGGCAGGATTATCTGCAGTATTTGTTGCTTTAACTTGGAAAGTTGATGCAGATAATCCTGTTCCTGTAGCAATAAAGTAAGTTGTACCACTAACTAATCCAGTAGCACTTGTACCACCACCATTTTGATAAACTAAAGCAAAACCAGCTGTACTAGGTCTTGTGCCACCAAATGTAAATACACTTGTGTTTACTGCCACATCAGATGAGTCAATTGTCATTCTAGGAGTATCAAGTGTAACTGCTGGAATAGATGCATAATTTGAACCTAAATTTGTCATTACTAGTGAACCTGGTACCAATGAACCGCCTGAGAATGTTGCAACAGCTGTCGCAGTTAATCCTTGTAGAGATTGTGCATTGTTACCTGTTCCTGTAAGAGCTAATTTAGTTCCAGCACCCGAATTAGCTAATGTTGAAGCTAATCCAATTGTTGTATCTGTAAGTTTGATAACAAAGTAAGTTGTGCCATTAGCTAGACCACCTAAAACTGTGCCAGAATTAGCAAGATATTTAACTGCAGTGCCGGTTGTCGGAACAACAGCAGCTGCTAATGTGATTGCATCACCTGAAATATTTACAGCTGTTGTAGCAAATACTGTTGCTGCTGGTGCAGCTATTGTTACATTGGGTACCTCAGCACTAGGGTATCCTAAACCTAAATTAAGTTCTGATAATCCTACAATATTGTCTTCACTTCTTTCAGTTTCTTCTGTATCTATACCATATACATTATTTGGATTATTTCCATCATGAGTACCGTCAGCTGATATTGAACGAGGTTTCTCATTTAGTGTATATTGAGCACCCGCACCAACCGTTGTCATTCCAGAACCAGGTATTCCTTCTTTTACTTTACAGCTTGTATTTGATGTTACAGCTGTGATTAGATATGATTCAGGAACTCCGGCAGTTGTTACGACTATATAGCCAAATGTTCCTCGTTGAGCATAAGCATCAATTATTTTTGTTTGTGTCAAAAATGCAGTGCCTGCTCCTGTTACAACACCAGTTCCGCCATTAATTGCTATAGTACCTGATGATGGTTTGTCGTCTCTGTTTCCCCATAAAGCCATGTGTATCTCCTTGTTATTTCTTTTTTTGTTTAATTAATATTTTACTTTATAATCTATTTATACCATCAACATGTCTAGTTACTATCATTCTTACTGATGTTGTTGTTCAAAGTAGGTTCATCCTGAAAAGTTTCAGGTTTCATCTCTTTGTCTTTTGCCTTTTTAGCTGCTTCTTTTACCGTTTGTACTTTTTTACTTAAATCATATGGTTTATTTCTAGGTCTTTGTGAATAATCAGGTATTTTAGATTTACCAGTTGCAAAACTCTTTTGTGTTTCCATATCATTTAACTTCTTAGCAACACGGTCTGAAGCTGAAGATTCTTTTACCACCATACTCTTTAGTTTGTCTTTTCTTTTTGACATATATCTTGAAGCTGGAGTACTATCTTTTGCAATTTTTGCTTTTGATTTTGCTATTTTCTTCGCATATCCAGGATTAGTCTTATCTATCATATTAGCAATATCATTATCTTCTTTTGCTAATTTCTGAGTTGCAGTATGAATGCCTTTCGTTCTTACTTTCATTCGTTGGTCATATATATCTTTCATATCTTTATTAGTTTTGTCCATATTTGCAGATATGTTTAAAGCTCTACCTTGAGCATTACGACTTAATGAACCTGCAGCTTTTGGTATATAACTTTTTAATGTATTTTTAGATATCTCATCTAAAGACTCATTCTTTGGTTTAGTTAAAGCTTGTTGTTGTTTAATACGGTCTTGTTGCATTGCTCTTCTAGCTTTTCTTGTTCGTGCTTCTGCTCTAGAGGCTCTGTCTTGTCTATCCATATCTTTTGATTCATTAGGACCATAACCTTTTGGTGTTACATCTGTTGTTTTAAAACTATTTGCTGGCATATTTTTCTTAGCAACTCGTTTCATTAATGATTTAATATGTGAAGGTAATTCTTTCTTCTTACCAAGTCTCGCATCTTCTTTTCTATTTGTATCTATATTTTTATAGTAACCTTCGTCAATACTAGGTCTTAAAAGTGCAGCTACTTCTTCATTTGCAAATGAGCCTTTTGCTGATACTGAATCAGAACCCATTGTATCTGCCCATTGACTAGTGTTTGGTTTCTTATGTTTAGATGGTGCATTTTTTAAAGCACTTGCATATCTTTGATTATCAGATTTAGGTTCACCTCTATATTCTCTTTGAGTCTTTTGTTGTGTTACAATCTTATTAGCTCTTTGGCGATTAGATTCTTTTGTTCTAGCTAACTTCTCTGCAGGTGTCTCTTCAGTCATTCTTTGTGGTTCTTTAGTGTGAAGATGAACATCAATACCTTTAGTGCCTTTTGCACCAAATTGTTTTGCTGCATTTTTAGCTGCATCATATGATGATGTGCCTTTAACTTTTGTTGTACCATGTTTAACATGAACAGCTGTGTAGTCTCTATTTTCTTTAGTTAATTTATCTGTAGCTCTATTAATACCTTTTCTTCGATTGTAAATTGTTCTTTGTCTAGCCATACGCTCTGCTCGAGTATCATCAAAAGAAGCTTCTGGTTCATTATCTCTAACATGGTCAGTAGCATCTTTATGTGCTTTCTTAATATAAGAGCCCATTGTTTTTGGTGCTAACTCATTTAATTCTATAAGTTCTAATTCTGTCATTTCTGATATAGCGATAATCATGTCAGCTCTATAAGCTTCTGTAGCTTCTATTCTACTACCGCCTTTGTAATCACCACTTCTATCTACATTAGTTTCTGTAAAAGAATCTATATAAGATTTATTAGTGTTTCGTTTACGGCCTCCAGCAGTACTTTCTCTTTCTTTTGTTTTTTTCATTGGACCAATATATGCTTTTTTGCTTGGGTCTTGTCTTAGTCCAGGTGTTTTAACTTCTTTAGCACCTTTAAAAGGAAGTGAAGCTTCTTTCATGATTTCGTCATGATTAGCAATCGCATAATCTTCAGCCTCTTTTTTATTGTCAAATTCTTTGGCAATACTACCATCTGGTTTGTAAACACAATAAGTTCCGTTTGCTTTTCTCTTAACATGGTCCGTAGGATTCATTTCCTCGTTTTGAGATAAAGATTCTAGCACTCTTCTCTTTTGTTCTTTCAGTGTTATTGCCATTTTTACTTCCCTATATTGAATTATCGTTGGTTGTCACTCATATATTGTGCTTTAGCTCTAGCTCTTCTTGCATCACTTTCTTTTTTCTGAGCTGGTGTTAAAATAGGAGTGCCATATTTGTCTGTCTTTTGGGCTTTCTTAACTGCATCTTCTTTCACACAATTATTTACACGCTTACCTGTGTTTTTGCCAGTTCCAGGTTTTGTACCATCTTTTCTGTAACCGTCCCAACACTTATCATATCCATCAACAGCTTCTGCTTCATTCTTTTGTTTCTTAGAAGCTTTTATCATTCCATAAGATTCATCTTTCTGAGCAAGTTTAGTAGCAGTAGCATACATTACATCTTTTGCATCTTTACCATATGTATCTTTAAATGATTTAAGATTCTTCTTCATGCCTTTAACAATGTATTCTTTATGCTCTTCCTCATCATCAGTCATTTTTTTTTCAGCAATTACTTCATCAAAATAAGCTTCTTTTTCTGTGACTGGTTCTAAACCACTCATGCCTTTTTTCTTCATTGCAACTGTGTCTTTCATTACATGATGTTTCATGTTTGCTTTGTAATCATCATCAGCTGAAGCGCCTTCTTTCTTCATAGCACGAAGTTTTTTAAAGTCTTTACCATCAATTTTATCATCATCATGAACATCAATCGATTGTTGTGCAGGAGTTAATTCTTTTGAATTTTTTAATACTCTAACACCACCATTGAAACTTCTTGGATACATTTCATCAAGTTCTTGATGTATATCATCATTAGTAACAGTTGACATTGGTGCAGATTCGTTTCTAACTGAAACTCTAATGTTTGAAGGTACTGTACCAGATGCTGCTTCTTCTTCAGAATCTTTTCTTTGTGACATGAATTTTTGATTCTTTTTCATTTCAGCTTCATATTGGTCTTGATTCTTCTGAGTAGCACTTCTAGTGTTATCTGTTTGATGGTCTACACCATCTGTTTGCTTATCAGCATAGAAAGCTGGTTCAGCGACTTGACCAGGAGTTACTGATAAATCATTGTATTTTTTCTGTAAAGAAGGCAATCCATTTTGTGCATAATCTTCACACATTTCACTAAATGGTTTTTTAGAATCAACCATTATGCCTCTCATTTTGTTTATTTTTGCAACATTTGATTTTGGCTTTGTATTTAATTTTTTGTTTCTGTCTATTTTCTTTAAGTCTTTACTAGAAGGACCATCGATGTCTAGACTATCTTTTTCTTTAGTAGAAGCGCCATATGATTTACCTGTAACACGAGTAACACCACCTGAACCAGGAGAATATTCATTTAACTTTTTATCTGCATACTGGCCTAATGTTTCTTTCTTTTTATTTGCTGGTTTATTTTTATCTTGAGCTGATTTCATGCCCATTGCAGACAGTTTTTTAGCTCTAGCCATTCCACCAGAAGGACCAGGATGATTCTTAGAATCGGCACCAGTATATGATACAGTAGTAACGCCATCTTTAACTGAGCGAGTTATCGCTTCATCCACTGTTTTATCTTGTGATTTTTTTATAACCTCAAGAACTGTGTCAGCAACACCTTTTAATTTGTCTGTTTCGTTATTAAACAATTTATTTCTCCTATTTTGAATCTTTTTAAGTTATTAACAATTCCATCTTCGTAATGCTTTATTAATTGGTGAGTCCGGATTTCTAGCATTCTTTGGATTCGTCAATTTCTTTTTCATGCCTTTCATTCGTCTACAAAAAGATAATCGCCTTTTAGCTCGTTTACCTCCAGCTTTAGGTTTCTTCTCTGTCACAGCTGTTTTCAACTTCGAACCTGGGTTTTCACTGCGATATGCTTTAACTGCAGCTTTACTTAGGCCATCTGTTTTATCAGCTTTATTTATTTTCTGCCAATCTTCTTTAATGAATGATGTTAGTGATTTCAAATTCAACCACCACCACTCATATTTGTAATTCCTTTAAAGTTACCAATTGCATTTCTTGCCTTCCATGTTGCTAATCTAATACCTTGATTATGTAATTTTTGGTTATTATTAGCAGATATTGATTCTATTCCATCAGCTGTACCTTCTTGAGATACTGGGTCAATTTTATTTCCATCAGCCGATACTGTATATGGTTTTTTTGGCTTTATTATTCTGACATCACTATGTTGCTTAACATCATTTGCTTCATCATCTGGAAATGCTTCTTTCTTTGCTTTATACTTACTTTGTGGTATTCTTTTTTTAGGTCCAAAGTTAGAATTAAAAGACATATTAGGGTCTTTACCATAAGATTCAGGTGCGGCTGTATGACCTAATGACATTCCAGCTTCTGGAAATCCAGGTGCAACAGATTCTTCTAACATATCTTCAAAAGATGTATCTATATTTATATTTTCTTGTACTTTAGGTTCTTTACCATCTGATGTTACAGGAACTAAAGTATCATGAACTACACGATGAGACACTGCATTATCTTTACCGTATCTACCAAAACCATAATAATCTAGGCCTAATCTTCCAGCTTCTTCTTTTGCTTTTGATTCTGGATGAGGGTGTTTTCCGGAATCAGGCACTTTTGTTAGTGTATGTGATGAGTCTTTGCCTTGTAATTCACCAGCAATCCATGATTGAGCTATCTCAGTATCTGGTTTCTGTTCAATAAAATTAGTTGCAAATTTAAATATTTCAGTCATTTCATCTTTCTTACGCTTTACATCATCAGGACTTGATTTTCTTAAATCTAATGAGTTATCAAATTCAACATAGTTCTGGCCAAACATTTCTGCTAATTTAGGTCTAGACCTTTGAACATGGTCCCATTTTGCTTTTCTAACATCTTCTGGCACTGTACGACCGCCCTTTTGGCCTCTTTCAACATTTCTTTCAGCCGAAATATTATCTTCAGTGTTCACCATAACCATAGCAGATGTATAACCTAACTTCTCAAGAGCCTCTTTAATGCGAGATATCTTTTCAACATCTTCACCTGTGCCATTAATAATAAGACCATTTCGTCCCATTAGAGCAAGTTTTTGTTTTAGTTCTGTAATTGATTTGGCTTTGCCTCTTACAGCATCTCTTTTACTTTTTTCAGTTATCTTATCTGACATAATTTTAGACATGTTATTTTTATCTAATAGATATTCAAATGCTTTATCTGAGTTTATTTCTGTTAGTCCTAGTCCGTCTAATGTGTTTGATAATACATAGTCTTTACCAGAACCAGGTCCACCTGCAAGAAATACTGCTTTGAATATTCCTTTATCATGTACACCTTCTATTAATATCTGCTCGAACTTGGAGTTTATATCTTCTCTTACTCTCATACCACTCCTTAAATCTTTGTATAGTTCTCTTGCATGTTGGTCTGATACATGCTTAGGAACGCCTTGTCTGAATTTATTGTAGTTACCTGTAGTTGCATGACCTCTAAGCTTACTTGCAGACATTCCTGCAGTACCTTTTGCATTAGGGTTTCTTGCACCGGCATTGTGTAGTTTTATTTGTTTGAAATTAAACATTGCACCTTTGTGTGTGCCATTATATTTGTTTAATAATTTTTTGAATTCTGGTATTCTATCGCCACCTGCAATCATATGCAAATGTGTGTTACCAGCTTTATGTAACTTTCTCGCCTGGTGCAAAAAAGTAGGGTGTTCTCTTGATGAAGTTGTTATATTAGTTTTAGGGAAAAACCTCTTGGCGTGTTTTACCTTTTGTGCAGCTGATAGGGGGTTGGATTTTGCATCGTTAGAATGTGATAGAACTACATGATGACTTGCTTTATATCTTGCAGCTACACTCTTAACTTTATCGACTAACTTGGCGTGACCTGTTGTAGGTGGTTGGAGACGGCCGAATGCCATAGCGGCATGCCGTTCATTTGCTTCAACTATAACATCTACAAATTCTTTGAATTTCATTTCCGCCTCTACAGCAGTTAGTTAATGTGGTATTTAGTATTTATAACCGCTGGGAGTGAATTTATTCAGCTACAATAAAGGCATTACCGTATGGGTGTTCTCCTGTCCAGTTTTCTTTTAGATGACCATATTCATAGTCAAAATACTTAATCTTAAAACCAGCTTCTACGATAGTGGTTAACCACCATTCTTCTGATTCTCTTGTTACATGTGTTATATCCATCTCATACTCACGAATACGATATCTCTTGCCATCACCTAAAGGAACTGCAACAAATATAGATTTACATCTAGCTCTTAATGCTTTTAATACAGATAGAATTTCATCTTTTGGTATGTGTTCTAATACATCTTTAGCAATGATTAAGTCCCAACCACCTTTGATATCTTCTACTGCTTCAATTTTAGATACATAATCTTTAACTTTCGGGTGGCACTTCTCAACTGCATATTCAGATACATCGACACCAAATGCTTCTTTACCTAATAATCTCAATGCATGAACCATAAATCCTTTAGCACAACCAAAATCTAATACATTTTTAAATTCAATGTTGTTTATAATAGATGAGGCTTCACGAATACTTCTTTCTGGCATCCAACGATATTGTTCATAAGCACTAACTCTTTTACGGACTCCATCTTCATAGTAATCTTTATTAAAAACTTCATATTTTTGTGTCTTATCAATATAACTCATAATATCCTTTAAGCAAATTCATTGTGTCTTGTGGGCATTAAAACATCATCTATTAATTCATTTTGCATTGCATACTTACAATATGAACAATCATGGTGCCTTGTAAAATTATCTACGCCTTCTTGAGTGTTATAGAAATCTGTGATACCTTCAATATCACATAGTTTAAATTCATCATTCACTCGATATAAATTTTCTGGTGCTAATTCAGCTGATGGACAAACATAAACATTTCCGTCAGTGAATACAAATGGTTTAACTCCATGCATATAACAATTATCATTTCTTCTTTCGCCTTTGAAGTTGAAATCAGATAAGAAAGCATATTGCAATTTACCAAATTCTTTTTCGTGGACTTTTATTAGACTTCTTATTTTTTCAATGTCTTGTTCTACAATTTTTGTTGCCTTGATAGCATTGAAAGCTATTCTAGTTGGTATTTTCTTTTCTTCTACCCACATCAACATCTTTAAGAAGTTTTCTTCTTTGTAATCATTTGATTTTAGTCTTCTTGCTTTATCATCAGACCATTCACCAGTTACATTTGGATTAGTCGATGTTTCCATTGCTCCGTCCCAAACATATGCAGCTGAGAGTTCTACCTGGTCTAGACCATCAAAAACTTCAAGATGATATTCATAAGGTTTTTCTTCGTCCCATGCATACATGCCTAATCTTACCCATGAAAACATATGCCAAGTCTTTATCTTTTTAAGTAAAGAACCATTTGTACATATACCAATCTTCATACCTTTGTTGTAAGCGTACTCCACTACTTCATCTAATTTTGGATGAAGAGTCGGTTCACCTCCACCAGTAAACTCTAATCCCTCTGCACCAAGAGCGTGAAATTGGTCAATTGCAGACTTCATCTGGTCAACTGTAAGCATTTCTTTCATTGCTCTATTAGCAAAACAACAGAATGAACATGTGAGATTGCAAGGATTACATGGTGACATATGAATCATTATTGGTTTTGGTTTCTTACCTTGTTGTAAGTCAACCAACCTATCCATATGTTTTAGTAATTTGCTTGTGTTACTGGAATAACTTCGGCCTTTAATCTGAGCATCATTATTTGATTTTTTCTTTATAAATTTTATTGGCTCTGTCAAGTTAATCCTTTATTCTTAATTCATCAGATTCTCTAAGTGTAACTTCATGTAATTTATATTCTGGTTGAAAACTCTTTATGTCTTCATCATAAACATCTTTCATAAATTTAGGATAAACATCAGTGAATATTTTTGCCATTTCAGCATTTGCTTCTGATACATCATACGAAGTGTGTTTGCCTGGATGATACATTGAAGCAGCATGTATTACACCACACTTTTCTTTGGTGATAGCAGATAATATCCAATCAAATCCATATCCACTTTTAACATCATGATATTCCATAAATTTTATTAATTTAGGTATCAATGATGAATGAATAAACACTCCCATGCCTTCATTAAAATTAGTTAAACTATATTTCATTGAAGTATCTTGATGAAGTATATTGTGACTGCACTCAGAACCATACATTGTAGATAGCTGAAATATTTTAATATTTTCTTGTTTAGCAATCTCTAGGCCACGATTCACATTTTTAATATCAGTAACTAAGTCATCGTCCCAAAGACCAATATATTCATAGTCACGATAATCATAAGTCTCAAGAAAATGTTTTACCATTTCCCACTTAAATCCTGTGTCTTTTTGGATTATATCATAACTATCATCTTCAACCGGACAATCATTATAACTATAAGCTACAACTGAATAGTCTCTTTCTTCTCCTTTTGTAGAACGCCAATGATTATCTTTATCATAATTCTCATGATAGTTTAGTGGTATTCCCACTGGAACAAATATTACATTCTTAGAATTTATAAATGTTTCCATGCCTGGTTTAGGCTGTTTCATTTTGTTCATTTTCTCTATTAATCCAATTTTCGTTAAGTTTTTTTACTTCTTCTGCATCATCTTCAAACTTTTTCTCAATAGATTCTTTCCATTCTGGTACTCGGTCATATTGATGTACTAATGCAAAAGGTTTTCCCTCTGATGTACAAACCATTCCATCTTTCATAATAGGAGATTGTTCAAGAAGTTTATCACCATATTCTTTTGCTATTTGTGGTCCTGTTGTGCCTAATTGTGCAGCCCAACCATCTTCACTATTTGCAAAATTGGTAATATCTTGATATGTCTTCATTTGTAATAATACATTCAATGCAGCTTGGTCTGGACCTCCACCGCCTTCTATATTATGATTAGTACTATTTGATAACATGTATATATTCAAAAACAAATCAACCATAGTATCAAATTTACCAGAGATTGTACCTGCATTGTATATAGGATTATTAACACATTCTTCATGTACTAGTGGACCAAAAGATTTCATTAGATTATTTGTTCCCCACTCTTCATCTTTATATGCAATAGATTCACAAGCAACATTGATTTCTTTATCACCAAGGTTCTCATCTAACCAAATTGATGGATTAGTTTGAAAGATAACATCTTTAACATCAGTTGTGATGATTCGATTATATTGACCTTTCATTCGTTTGAGTAAATACCATAGATGTAAGAATCGTTCTACGACAATCTGGAATTCTTCTTTAGGGTAGTTGAATGTTCGTTTTTCTTCGTCTTTGCCAAATGCGAGAATTGAATAATCTCTTTTGACTAATTCATCAACTGTTTCATAATCTATGTTATAGCAAATCATAGCTTTTGTTCCAGTAAAACCAGAACGGTCTAAAGAATTGACCCAAGGTTTGATTTTCTCAAAATTGTATCCTGTAATACAACCAATCACCATGTCTTTCATATAAATTTCCTTATATAATAAATATTAAAACTTCATTTTTACAGACTGCCAAATCCATTTGGATTATGACCTGAACCAGCATCTTGTACTGTTCGTCCGTCTTTACCTCTGTTTACACCTTTTGCTACTTTCTTCCAGGTTTTAAAACTCCCTTTAGAAGTAGAGTAAGGTGTATCTTTCTTGTATTTATTCACCAACTCCGTAGTACCAATTTCGCCAGCGCCATACTCTTCTTTAATTGTTCTTACTGAACCATCTTTATTAGCAAAGAAAGCTTCAAACTTAATCTCTGGAAATATTCTTTGTAATTTTAAGAATTCACTTAGATTAGCTGAACTATCATCAAACAATCTTACACGACTAAACTGACCAGTCTTTAAGTAATTATGTATGATAATTGCTTTTGCTCTAGGTGTTGGTGTATCTGTTATTTTGCCAGCTCTCTCAACTCTAACTTTATCAATATCAAAACCATGTTTTCTAAAAGTATCTAGAAACACTTTTTTATTATTCATATCTTGTCGTGCAGTGACAATGATAACTTTACTCTTTTTTGTAGCTAAAGCATTCTTAAGAATAATCTTTGCCTTTGCCATCATTCTTTTAATTGGTCTAGATTCTTTGTTAAACTTTTCTGCATCTCTCATTTCAGAAAAATCAAATGACTCGCCTGATTTTAATCTATATTTAGAATAGGTGCCAGTCTCTAATCTTTTTACCAACTTCTTATCTTTTCGTACTACAACTCTTGCAGTAGTTTTAAATAGGGTATCATCTATATCAAATATAGTCAACCCACCCAAAGTATCAGTTTTTTCTGACATGAAGTTTGTTGTTAAGAAAGAGTCAAATTTTAACAACAAACTATCCTCTTGTCAATGTAAGTATTTTTTGAATTTGTTGTTCAACAGATTCTTTTCTTTTTGGCCAATATATGTATTCTTTATCGGCAGTTTTAAGTAGTTTGCTAAAGAATGGTAATACTAATTTCTCTAGGTCTGCTAACTTCTCTTCATATTCCTCGACTGTTGAATTCTTTTCTCTTTGTGATTGTGTAGCTACATCTTCAATTACTTTTTTGTAATCTTTTTCAGATACAGTATCAAACACTGAACTGAAGCCGAAATCATCGTCTCCATATTCTGCTATAATTGCATTAATATCATATGCCATCTTTATTTACTCCAAGCCTTAGCGGCATTAAAATTTGATTGACTGAATTCTAATCTATCAACCAACTTAACTGCATTACCTTTTAAATGGTCAACTGCAACGAAACCTTCTGGTGCAGTTATTCTATAACCAGAATCCGTTTTAATAAATGTTCTTGCTACTTGGTCTACTGATTGAAGTTTATTAATTATCATCAGTTTAGCCTCAGTTACGCCATTTTGTATATCAAATATTCTTTTTAGTTCACTTGCATAGTTACGGAAGAATCGCATCACTTCAGATTTCTCTAGTTGACGATTTCTTTTTGTTTCTGCTCTCTTGGCAGCCAATATATTATCATTCATTTGTTTCTCAACACTTAGAATGAGTTGTCTAGTATGTTGCATTGTATCTCTAATTGTTTCGCCTTCTCTAACTTTTTTATTATTAAATACTTTAATGTATTGTCTAATTACTGAATTATCTTTAATTCTATTCATTACTGATGGACTTGCCTGTCTGAATAATTGACCAACATCAGATAATATTCTAGTGATAGCTTTAGTCTCTTGTAATGTGAATGTAGCTGTACCAGATGTATCAGTAAAATCTGCATCACGGAACCAAACATCTTTGGTTGTACTTAAGTTTTTAATATCAATATTGAAACTTGCTTTCATTTGTTCCATTGTTTGGCCAGCATATGAAGTGTGAAATACAATTCCCACATGAGCAGCTTTCATACTCCTTGATAATCTAGAATCAGCTGGTACTGCATATGTAATTGTATTTGGTGCAAATGTACTATATCTTTCACCATCAATCGTTTCATTCTTAATGTCACCTTTAGTAAACATCATATCACCTTGTAAGATGCCTTTAA